ACATGACTGGGAAGCATTTACCCAAATCTTTGATAGTCAATGGCATTGTAAGCGAGCACTTCTGAATCGTGTCAAGGATGATCTATTCCCTGGATATGAGTGGCACTCAATCACACCAAAGTCCATTGAAGTGATCAACGACATCGTATCTAATCTCCTGTATGAGGTAGAGACTGAGTTCAAGAAAACGCATAAGGATTATAAGACTGAAGATGATGAAATCTTTATTCCTTATCGTTCTTTCAAAGAGAATGTACTTGAAGCATTGAATGAAGCACTCACACCATACGAACTACAATACAAGAATGAATGTGATACACTATCCTGTGCAGACCACTTGACTGACGAATAAAATTATGATAAACTAAGGGGGTTATTACCCTCTTTTTTTGTGCATGAAAAAATCATTAGTTACTGGAGGGGCAGGTTTTATTGGCTCCCACGTTGTTGATCGTCTCTTAGAATTGGGACATCAGGTTATTGTAATTGATAATGAATCATCAGATGGTCACAACAAATATTTTTGGAATGATAAATGTCAGAACTTTAAATTAGACATCACAGATTTCAAAGACATTGCACCTCTGTTTGTTGGTGTGGACTATGTGTTTCACTTGGCAGCAAAGGCAAGTGTTCAGGCATCTGTAGATAATCCACTTCCAACCATCTCCACTCAGGTGATGGGAACTGTGAATGTCTTGGAATCTGCAAGACTTTCTGGAGTGGAGAAATTTGTTTACTCATCCACCTCTGCTTGTTATGGAAATAGCAACCCAATTCCCAATGAGGAAACAATGAGAGAAGATCCTCTCAATCCTTATGCGATTGGTAAACTTTCGGGTGAACAACTGGTCCGTGCTTATCATTTCCTTTATGGATTGAAGACAGTTTCTTTCCGTTACACCAATGTTTATGGTGAGAGAGCTCGTCATGTTGGAACTTATGCTCCTGTGATTAGTAAGTTTCTCAAATCTAAAAATGCAGGACAACCTCTAACCATCTTTGGTGATGGTGAACAGAGACGTGACTTTGTTCATGTTTCTGATGTGGCATCTGCAAATGCATCCATTTCTCACATGGAGTTGGATAACTGGGGTGAAACTTATAACATTGGTTATGGAAAGAACTTTAGTGTGAAGGAAATTGCTGATGCCATTTCGAGTGATCAACTCTTTTTGGAAGGTAGACCTGGTGAGATGAGAGAAACTCTGGCTGATATCTCCAAAGCTCACAGAGATCTCAATTGGAAACCCAAAGTGGATGTTCAAGATTGGATTTCAACACAACTCTGAAAAATGTGTTACAATAGACAATAGACTTACATGTTGATTAATTATGGATTATTCTGAATACCTGAAACAGAAAAAAGCAATTGAAGAAGCAAAACAAGCATCGGTGAGATGCTGGAGTGTTGTTTTGGGTCACCTTTTTCTTCCCCCAGTTTCCTCTCTTTATTATGCAGTGAAAACAAACTTTTGGAAACCTTTCTTGTGGGCGAGTGGGTCTGCAGCCATCTGTATTCCCATTGCCATTGTTGACGCTGGAATCACTCTGAGTATCATACCTCCCGCAACATCAGCAGCAATAATCATTACCAACACTCAGGAGAAACGTCGTAAACTTCAAGTGTTTGGACCCGAACAGGCCGATCACATTCTGTATAATTTGGAAAAATGATTGGAAATCTAGAACCTGAGGAAAATGTTATGTCATCTGCTTGGTTAGGGCAACTCTCAATTGCCCTTGAAAAGTTGGGATGGGATCAGAATGATGAAATTCGTGTTAAAATTGGTGGAGTAGCTAACAGTGGTATCCACCAAACTGAAGGTGCCAATCCAAAGTGGGCAAAACCATTTGGTACGGTGAGTTATCAGAATGATGCGTTCATTGTTATTGAAAATGTGACAAGGAACCCTGTGGTTCCCTCACAACCTAATCCAGATTTGAAACAAGCACATGAGTACACAGGAAAAGAAACTGATTGACGACACATTCTTCATCAGGAAGGAGAGATTTCTTTGGCAAACTTATGACAAAGAAGACAATCCACTTGTGTCTGGTCTAACTGAAGAATCTTGCATTCAAATGACTCATTTTTATCTAAAGGGTATTCAGGAAGGTTGGCCAGAAAGTGATGTAACTCACTCTGGAACTGTTGGAGGTAAATTATAAATAAAAAATCATGATTGACACTAGTTGGAGAGAAGAGTATCTGCAGATGATGGGAGCTGGTCTCTCAGATAGGGAGATTTATCTCCTTAAAAATGGACCAGACAGCATGTCTTCTGCTTGGCGTCTTCAAGCCATGAGAAATAAGTGGCAAAGATTAAAAAATCATAAGAGTAACCAATGACATTTACAGTTTATTCGAAGGACGGTTGTCCCCATTGCGTTAAAATTCAAAAAGTTTTAGAACTGGCTGAACTTAAGCATGTAGTCTACAAGTTGGATAGGGATTTCACTCGTGAAGAATTTACTTCTGAATTTGGCTCTAAATCTACATTCCCACAAGTTGTTATTGGTGATAAATTGATTGGTGGATGTGTAGATACTATTAAATATCTGAAAGAACAAAGTATTGTCTGATGGAACAGTATTGGGACCTAATCGATGTTGTTGAACAAACTATCGATTTTGCTTTTCAAAAAAAGTATCACCTAAACATGTATCAATATCTGAAAGATAACAAACTCACTAAGAGGGATGTTCAATCTTTCATTGATAGTGAAACTGTAAAGAATATGAACCTTCTTATCTACGATTTGGAGGATTACCTTGAGGGTGGTTCTGATAACATGCATCAACAACTTCGTGAAGGATATGGGCATCTTGGAAAACCCGAAGCAAGAAAGATAAAAACTTATTTGGAAGGAATTATTCAAGATGCGTGGAGATACGAACAGGAAAGAAAACCTGGAAGACGTAAGAGGGCCACTAAATAATATTGTTAATCAATCCTCAGAACAGAATCGAGGAATTGAGTTAATTCTTAGGTCAAAAAGGAGAAGAGAAGAACCACCTAAAACCTTTCAATTGAGGTTTGGAAAGATGGTCACTCTCTTCCGTAGAGAGTTCCATCTTAACTTCGACATCAGTCTTGATGTACAAAAAGTTAGGAGAACAAAAAGATGTTAGCAGTAACTCTTACATTTGCAGTCTTATTTTGTGTAATGTTCTTATTTGTGGGAGCAGTTGCAGGATGGGTTGCAAAAGAATATGTGGTTCAAAGGGATGCAAAGTTTATCCCCACACATCCCGAAATGTTTGATGAAAATGGACAAATCATACCAGATGAAGTTCTGGCGGTAAGATTTGAAAATAATTTTGATGACTTTGAAATGGAAGACGATTGATAACACTTAATAAATGTGGTAAACTGAAACGAGATTGACAAACACTATGGCTACAACAAAAAAGACACTTCCACCAAACCCCTTTGTTTCTGAGATTCTGGAACATATTTCCAAACAAAGAACTAATGCTGCAAAGGTAAAGGTACTTCAGGAATACAGAACTGAAGCTCTTACTTCTATCTTGATTTGGAACTTTGATGATTCAATCATCTCCATGCTTCCAGATGGTGAAGTTCCTTTCAACAGGAATGAGGTTCCTGTGGGAACCGATCACACCTCTCTGAGGAAAGAGTGGAAGAACCTCTATCACTTTGTGAAGGGTGGGAACGATGGTCTCTCCAAGACCCGTAGAGAGTCCATGTTTATCCAAATGTTGGAGGGTCTTCATCCTCAAGAAGCCGACATTCTTTGTCTCGTTAAGGACAAGAAACTGGAAGCCAAGTATAAACTCTCTAGAAGTGTTGTAGAACAGGCTTATCCAGACATTCAATGGGGAGGCCGTTCCTGATGGCAACAATTCATCTTAAAGATGATTGTGACCCGTCTTTTGCTGATAACCGAAAACTACCCTACAACTCTTTTCTTGTGACTTATGTTGTGGATGGTGAAACAAAATATGATGTTGTCTCATCCAACAAAAAAGTAGATGTTTTCGATGAATATTGGGACAAATATAGGACTGGATTGATTTCAATCACACAAACAGAAGGTCGAGTCAATCCTAAAATCTTTGATGGTTTGGACAATGAGTAAAGGATTTGATAAGAGTAATTTTGATGTGGAATTTGAACTTCCACAGGATCAGGTTGATCGACTCTTAAAGGAGTATAAGAAGGTAAAAAGGTATCAAAAGTCCAATCTCTTTACAATTAAGACTTTGGATGGAACAGAAACTTTTGTGTCTAAAATGATTGATGAAGCCAAAGATGCTGGTTTCTAAATAGAGCAACTGGTGTTATAATACACCTACGTTCAACCCACTTCGGTGGGTCGCAAGTAAGTCGCGGAACGGAGCTTTAGCAATTAGAATGATTTATTACACTTACTATTCTTACGAACCCTTTGGGAGAGGCTACATTGGTAGCAGAGGATGTGAGTGTAATCCAGTGGAGGATAATTATTTTGGTTCCTATGGAGACAAAACATTTAATCCTTCCTGTAAAATCATTCTTACCAAACATAATACGAGAGAGGGAGCAGTTGAAGCGGAAGTAAAACTCCATGAGTTTTATCAAGTTGATACTAATCCTCACTTTGCTAATAGGGCAAAGCAAACATCTTCTTCATTTTCTTTCTGTTCTCAGGGAGAACGAATTGGTGAGGGCAATCCCTGTTTTGGTAAAGTTCGTATTACTGATGGTAAAAATGAACGAGTAGTTTATGAGAATGACATTCCTTCTGGGTGGTGGAAAGGTAGAAGTCGTAATCCAAAAGAATACGCTACTCCTATAGCTATAACATATACCAGAGGTAAAATGTATGATGACTTTCTAAAAGATGTAAGTAAAGACCAATCTATTTTATCTTTACCTATTAGAAAACTTGCAGAAGTTTATCAAACATCTCA